ATAGGTATTAGAGTTGGATATTTTTGATTAATATTTGTTTCAATTCCAACAAGACAATCTATATCACCAGGCCGTTCTTTTTCAAAAATAACATTACATTTAAAATCACCTATTTCATCGATTAAGTTTACTAAATCGATAATACGTATAGCTTGTCCTGAACACATTTGATAAATAATATTTTTATATTTATTTTTTACATCAAAATGATAATCTAAGATCATGAACAAACGTGTTAACATATCTTCGACGTAAATAAAATCTCTTTTTTGTTCACCACTACCATTAATAATCACTGGCTTATTAGAATTAAACAATCTAATTGTTTTAGGAATAATACCTTGATATTCAAAATTTATTTGTCTATAACCAAAATTATTAAATGGGCGTATAATAACAGCGTCTAAATTAAATATATCAATCATTGTTTTAATTAAATTATCAGCAGCATTTTTACCAACAGCATATGGTGTTGTTGGTGATTTTTTATTACGATCATCTAATGGAACAATAGATACATTACCATAAACTTCAGATGATGAAAAATGTACATATTTTTTAATTATTTTATTTCTAGATAAAGAGCAGCATGTTTGTGCAATTTTTAATTCTTCAACACAACACCATTCAGGCATTACTAATGAATATAATAAACCAGCTGTAGCTAAATTAAACAATGTATCTATATCCTGATTGATTAAGTTAGCAGTAACTTTATCAATATCTTGTATATCTAAATGAATAAATTTAAAATTTTTATTTTTCATAGCATCTTGTAAATTCTTCATTGATCCAGAATAAAGGTTATCAATTACAATAACTCTATCTCCACGCTTAAGCAAAGCATCAACAAGATGACTCCCAATAAAACCAGCACCACCAACAACTACATGTTTAAGACTCATTTTGTCTCCTGTGCATTATAACTATTCCATATCCATAAGGTAATTCTATCATATCCCATTGATTGGTGTTTCTAATTTCTTTAATTACTATTGGTATATCTGGCCACCAATGATTATTTGTATCATGAATTAAAATATAACCATTATTAGATAAATATTTTGACCATTGTTCAAAATCTCTTTTAAATTGTTCATAATGGTGATTGCCATCAATATAAAGCAAATCTATTGACCTATTTTTACCCCATATATTAAACGCCTCATCTGATGTTCCAATATATGAACATAGAAAAGGATGATTAACCATACTTTTTTCTATATGTGGATTTGGGTCAATAGTATATAATAACGCTGGCTTATTTATTTCATCTAAAGCTTCTAAAAATGCTGATGTTGTATGAGATGTACCTGTACCAATCTCTACTATTATATTTGGTTTTAATCCTCTTGTCATATTATAAAGAAGCAATAGAATACCCCCTTCTTCTGTAACTTGATTGCTGATATATTTAAAAATTCTATATGGATAATCGTTCATTTGATAATTCCTGTACTAATAATGTACTAATACCATAATTATTACCTGCTAAAATATCAATATTTCTATCACCAATAAAAATAACTTCTTCTTTTGGTATTTTAAATGTATCTATAATTATTCGTAAACCTTCTGGATGAGGTTTTTTATGAAACACAGAATCCCTAGAAACAATTATATCAAATTCTGATAATAAATTAAATTGTTTCAATACTGCTGTTATTGTATCTTTATAATTCATTGAAAATAAAGCTTTTTTACCCTTAAAGTGTCTTAATAAGTGAATGACACTAACTACGGGAATACTTTCGTTTACTCCTTCCAATTCAATTTTTCGTGCTTCTTCTTCTTGCCCTAAATTACGTAATTGTTTAACTTTTTCCCAATCACATCTCAAAGTAACTAGAGTACCATCAAGATCCATGATTAGAAGTTTATACTTTTTTACAATAAGATTCGTCAGCTTTGAATTTTTCATCATAAATTAAAACTGCTGGGCAATCAATATGTCTTATCCAATAAACATTATCTTTAATTGCATTGTATTGTAACAAATTTGGTAATTTTTCATTATATGCAAGTTTAACATAATAATATGGCATATTAATACCTGCTGTACTAAAAAATAAACTTGTTGTAAAAAATCTTCCTGCATTAATTTCTGTTGGATAAATAACACCATTACTATCTTCTTTTAAATCAACACAAAAAATACCAGTTGCATTTTTATCTATAGAAGTAATAGCTGTGGTAGCCACCTTATTAATATCATCTCTTGCTATGGTCCGAGCAACAGCTGGAGTTCCAGTAATTCTTGATGGAGCTAGATATGGATAAATATATTCTAGACGTTCACGTGCTTGTGATACAATTAATTTACCTTTATTCCATAAAGATTGAAAAGCAAAATCTTTACCATTTAAAAATTTTTGTGCTATAAATACCCAATCAACATCTCTTGCTTTCCAATATCCAAACCAATGGATAGCCATATCCAAACTTTCTACTTTAGTACTACCACGACCTCCTGCGCCAGAAGAAGCACGCATCCAATATGGATACCCTAAAATTTTACCGACCCTTCGTATATCAATAATATTTTTAATAGTATAAGACTTAACAGAATGTATTCCATTTTTTTCCCAAATGTTAGCACTAATAAATTTATTTTGACAAATATCAATTGTTTTTTTATTAGGTAATAACATCATGGCATTAATTTTTTTACGATTTTCAGATAAAGTACGCACTTCAATATCAGGTTGAGCATGAATAAATTCTATCTTTTCTTTTTTGATAATATCATTAAGAAATTTAATGTAATTAGGGTGTGTCGCTTCATAGGGAGCTACATATGCTTTATCTAAATCTGGCCATTCTAAATGCCATTTATTCATATCTGTACCAACTAAATACATTGGTTCATCAACTAAACGTAAAGAATTAATAAAATTAACTGCTGGCGCCCCACCAGCACCCGTAATTAATATCCGTTTCATTCCTTTTTTCTCCTTTTATCTTAAAATTATCAATCTTCATTACTAATGCGCATAAAATCAATTTTTTCTTGAGCAGTGTTCATATCGTACATATCTTGTATAGTAAAATCTTTCCATTCTTTTTCCATATCCTCATTAGGCATTCGGATATCTTTATATACTAAATTTCCTTGCCAATCCCCCTTCGCCATTGCAACAGGATTAATAAAACCTTCTTTAATATTTTTAAAAATATATTTTCCCGTATCACCATTTTTAGCGTATTTAATTTGTTTAAAAAATAATTGTATCATAAAACGTCTAAAATTTTTACGATAAAATAAACCAGGATATACAAAAGAATGATTACCTCTCCAATAACCTTTTTGATCTTCTGCTTCAGGGAAAGTTACTACTAATTCACCATTTTCTTTTAAAACTCTTTTAATTTCCATACATGCATGCATAGGATCACTTAAGTGTTCTACTGTTTCTGTAAAAAAAACAATATCAAAAACATTATCGGGAAAGGGGAATCTATCACGCGAAACATCCATATATAATAATGTACAATATTCATACCTTTTTTCATCATAATATAATTTCTGTGCCGCTAAACCAGCGTCAAGTCCTATAATTTTATTACCAAATCTTGATAAATATACCATTAAATCACCCCGCCCAGCGCCAACATCTAAAATTATTTTATTAGAAGGGGTTTTATAAAAGCCATCAGTAATAATAGTTGCTTGCATACCAATACCTGCCTGGTCAAAATTTTCCCAATAAGGATCATATGTATATTTTAGTCTTGGTACCCAATACTTACGTAATTCACCATATAATTCACCATGTTCATTTTCAAATCCCCAACGTTCAAATTCATTGTGCCATGGATATTCTGGTAAATTTCTACATTTAGCTATTTCAGATTTAGATAATGTTGTTAATGTATCATCTTTGTTTTCATTTTTATCCATTTTACCCCCTAATATCAAAATTTAAAATCAGTTTTAATAATCTCAGCTTTTTTTAACATCATATGGGCTCTATCAAGATATGTATGTTTAGAACGCACTTCTATAAAAGCATTACGTCTTATACGCTCAACAAGGTCTTTGTTTCTTCTACAAAGCATAATTTTATCATACAAGTCATTTACATTTAGTGCGGTTCGCCCATCATCTAATTTATCTGTTTTAACAGATAAGTAATGAACACCTTCAGTAAATAATTGTTCCATTAAAAAGAATTTATCGCTTAACACAATACACCCCATAGACATCGCTTCAAAAACACGCCATTTAATATATTCTTGACCATTAGAGCATGCATAAGTAGTTAAAGACTTATTATGTATAATAGCATATTCATCAATTCCTACATTACCAAATTTAATACGTAACCCCTTATCTTGCAACGCATTACATATACGAGGTCTTGGGTCATACATCATTGCTAATAAAGCGAAATCAAATTCCCTCTCATAATCAAATAATGGATGTATAGCGGGTAAACAAGCACCAGGTAACCATGTAAAACCTTGATATATTGCTTTTCTTGGTTCTGCATGAACTCCAAATGGTTGCCCTGTAAAAGCTGCGGTTGGTTTAAACTCTTCGATACGTTTTAAATTAGCTTCCCACCCCTCATGTTCAATTAATAAAAAAGGTATTCTGTTTTCTGTTTTTTCTATTTTAAAATCCCACCAATCATTTAATATTAATACATCAGGAGTAAAACCATTTTTCACTGCAGTATCTACAACATTAGTTAAATCAATTGGGTCATGTTTAGGAACATCCATAATAACTTTTGGTAAATCTTTTTCTTGCCATGTTATCCCATAATGATTTGTAACAACAGTACCAGCCAATTTAACATTACATCCAATATATCTGAATCCTTCAGCCAACCACCTTTGTATATTAGCTGGATACCATTCAGCTAAAAATAAAATATTTAATTTTTTCATATTTTATCCCTAATAATATCAATAAAATATGCTGCTTGTGCAAAATTAGTATGGTATTTGAAAGTATGCTGTCTACATGCTTCTGCTATTTGTTTACGTTCTTGTTCATGTGATAAATAATAATCTATTTTTTCACGTAAATCATAAATATCATTAAAATAAACACAATGCACTTTATCAATATATGGATTAGGAATTATAATCCCTGGATCTTTAATTAACATTAATGTCTCAAAAGATGCTGCTTCCCAATACCGTACTGTATCTCTACCATGTCCACGGACAATTATATTTATTTTAGCTGATGCCATAGTTTTTAAGTAATCAATATACCCCTTTAATGGAGGAATATGGAATCTCTTTTCATCTTGCCATGGTAATGCACCAGTATCAATTCCAATATATGAATTGTTTAAATTCTGCTCTAAAAGAAACTTGATCACTCTTTCACGCAACGGATGTGTATTACCAAATAAAGCAAAAACATCAAGTGTTTTATCTAGCTTGCATAAATCCTCATAAATATCTAAATGTGGAACACATGCAGAAAATGGTAATGGATAAATATTATCAATTTGACGTATCAATTCACGTTTAAATATAAATTGTGGTTTATATTCTTCTATAATATCGGTACAGATATTATCACCATCTTCAAAATCACAAAATGCTAATGGTTTAGGTGATTTACCGCCATATAATTTCTTAATAAATTCCATTGCGTGTAACGGATAATGACGTGGCGATGTTAGAACTATCAAATCTATATGTTGCATTTCTTCTACTATTTCTTCAAATGGATATAAACGTATTTTACGTGATTTAACATATGCAGCTGGTGCTGTCATACCTCTTTTATTTTCGTTATGCAACATATACGACATATCCATAAATCCCATATAACTTAATTTAAATGGGTATAATATAATATTATCTTCACCTAATAATTCACACAGACCATTATATAAGAAATATTCACCATAATCTTGCTCTGGATTCAAAAGAAATAAAATTTTCATATTCGTCTCCCTACATAATTTAAAGAAAAAAAGTTATGCAAATCATTAAAAACTTCTGTTTTTATAAGATCGGTATTTAATTTAATTATATTTTGTTCAAAATCTTCTGGTGTATAAAAATTCTTATGTGTAGGGTCCCATTTACCTTTTTCATATCTAGCATCGGGCATTAATAATATCATAATACCATCCTTACACAATAACTTACACCATTGTCTAAAAACTATAATTGGATTACAAACATGTTCCAAAATATGGCTCATTACAATAAAAGAAAATGTGTTTTTGTTAAATAATTTATAACTTTGTTCAGCTAAACCTGTTATTTGTGGTGAATATCTACCACCATATATAGGGTGTTGTTCACCACAATAATCATTTACACCAATACAAGCTAAATGAGGGTCCTGTCCACACCCAATATCTAACCCAACACCATAATGTTCACGTAATTGTTTTAAAATCCAATATAAAATAAACGCTTCTTGCTGCATACCAACAAGATTGTCTATCAAAGAAAAATCAAGTCTGTGCGGTTGCTTGCAATTAAAATATTCAAAATTTGGAAAAAATTCTAATAGATCATCTCTGACATGTATATCAAGATTCATATTTTATATCTCACAAATACATTCTTTTAAATTTTTATCTAGATATTTCATCTGAAGCTTAGGTAATATATCAACTAATCTATGATGCACCTCAACTTGTGGAATATCGTAATAATCTTTACATCCCCACTTTTTTGCAAAATAAACTCGTGAATAATCCATACGATATACTTTACCTGGTATTGGTTCTATTCTAGACATATCATATTTCTTGCTCATAATTTCACGATATTCTTCCATTGAACAAATTTTATCATCCGGGGACATAATATTTAATTCAAAATTATTAGCAAATGTTTGTGAACCCCAATGCTCAATTGGTGGATAAGGAAGCATCACTGAATAATATCCTAATTTAGCAATCTGAAATCCATAATCAGTTTCCTCGTAAAAACTCTTAATATTTTCATCAAACCCACCAATTTCATCAAAAATTTTACGTTTAAAAGCAAAACAACATCCAACAACCGCTCCTACGCGGCCAGGTAAAGTATCATAATTAGGTAAACTATAATTTTTATTTGGTAGACCAGATAAAGGATCTATTTGTATTAATGGATACCCAACTGCGGCAACTTTTTCATTATTTTGTAATGCATAAACTATACATTTCAACCAATTATCATTACAAATACATATATCATCATTAAATAAAATAGATATATCAGTATCGAAATGTCTCGTTAAATCATTCCATGATTTAGGAATACCACAATTATTTGTATGTTGAATAAAATCAACTTTAAAGCGTTTTGCTAATTCTTCTACACCCAAACGCATTTCTTGATTAGGTGTGCCATCATCTAAAATAACTGTTCGATATGAATAATTAAAGTCTTGATGAAAATATAATGAGGTTAATAGTCTTTCTAATCTTACTGTAGAATTATATGTAGGTGCACCAATTCCAATCTTAATATTATTCTCCATTTTCATCCTTTATTTTGCATACAAATCTAAATGTTTTTGAGCTATTTTACCCCAATTATTTAATTCTATATATCGATTTGCTGCAGTAACTAATGTATGTTGTAGAGAAACATCACCAAATACCTTAAGAATTGTTTTTGCTATTACTTCTGGATTTATAGAATTAAACTTTAAAACTTCATTATTTAAATCTAAAAATGCTAATGAATCATTAACAATAATCGGGCGTTGTGTTCTAAATAATGTTTTCACAGCTGCAGAAATACCACCACCAGTCGGAGCATCATGATAATTTAAAACAAATAAATCAGCACATTGTAAAACAGCAAGCAATTTATCCTCTGGTAAATATTCTCTAATTAATAAAACATTATTTTGTAGATCATGTCTTTCAATAAAATTGAAGAATGATGCATCATATGCTTGGCTACCAAATTCATGTTTAGGGCAAATTAATAACGCTAAAACATCATTATACTGCTCTTTTAATAATTTAACCGCTAATAAATAATCATGAAAACCTTTTTGATCTCTTAAAAAACCAAATGATCCAATAATTGGTGTATTATGGCTTATATTAAGATTCTTTTTAGTTAGATCTACATTCTCCTGTTTTAAAATTGCTAAATCACTTACTCCCATAGCAATAACATCTATATCGCAAATATTAGGTAAAAACCCTTTTGTTTCAGAAGAACGTTCTACTAATTTATCTTTAAATTGTTGACAATGTACAATTAAATTATCAGCGCGTGATAATAATAACTCATTATATGAAGATAATCCTGGGACTAAACTATGTAAAGTAATAACAACTTTAACATTTAAAGTATGTAGTTGATCTAATAAAATTCTTAATTGTTCTTTATCTTTAAAAAATGAAAATTCATGTTGTATATGAATTACATTATAATTACCTTCTTTTATTATTTTAGGTAATTCTTGATACTCATATGATGAGTATACTACAACATGTTGCCCTAATTTACGTATTGCATCAAATAGATATTTTGTATATTCTGCAATACCACAATGAGTTCCCCAACTAGGTATGACAATTAAAGGATTAATTTCTTTAATTTTAACATGTTCTTTAATAAAATTAAAGTTCTTTTTTGTCATTACTTTATTTATCCTTTGCATTAAAGCAGAACTTGTCTCATCCCAAGTTAATTGATCTGTGAATTTTTGCGATTTTGTACTAATTTCTTTCCGTAAAGTATGCTGATTCTTGAAATCATTGTATAAAACATTTAATTTCTCTACTAAATCACTCTGCGATGCTATCGCTCTTTTAATACCATTAAATCCATATAGATATCCTGATGTTTTTAATAAAAACCCGCCACCTTGATTAATTAATTCTGTTGTAGCGGCATAATCAGTAGTTAAAACAGGTGTTCCAACAGCCATAGCTTCTAAGGTAGGCAATGATAAACCTTCACCTATGCTTGTATTAACACTTGCAGAAGCCAAATTATATATTAAATTCAGTTGTTGATCTGACATTCCTTTTAAAGGGCCCGCTTCTTTAGTAATAGCAACTTTTTTTCTTAAATCAAAATATTTTACAAAATCCCATAAATCAAAACCAAAAGGATCTGCTGGATCAGTTACAAGTAATAAAAATACATCATCTTTATCAATAGCAAAATCTTTAAAAGCCTCTATCGTTAAAGGTATATTTTTTCTATCAGTATTTTGATTAATATTTAGTACTAAAAATGTATCTTTTAAATTAAATGGAAGTGTATTCTCTTTTATAATTGGAGCTGAAGGGAAAAAAATAGTTTTATCAACTCCTGGATAAATAACATTTGTTTGAATATCGGCATACTTATATATTTCCTGTTTTGCAAAGTATGAAAATACATTAATATCATCTGCTGAATTTAATATAGAATGCCAACTAGGGTGTAAATGCTCCCCATCAACAGTAAGCCATAAAACCCATTTAGTATTTGGAAAAGATTCCTTATGTACATTTATAACATGTTGTATATGTTCAAAATTCCAAAGATCTCCTATAGAAAGAATTATATCAGGCTGTGCATCAGCTAAAATATGAGAGAATTGTTCCGCTTCTTTACTAGAAGATTTTTCTAAAGGGTATAAAAAATAAGGTAAATCGTGTTTAGTATTACGATAATGCCATGCAGCATATACTACATCATATATTTTTATATTATTATTCGTTTTGGCATCAAATGTAGTATATTCAACTAAACGTTTTGCTATTTCCTTACCACAACGAGCTAATCCTGAATATAACAATGGCGAGTCAGTGTGTAGCAGTATTTTCATATCCCATATCCTTTCTATTAATCAATCAAAAAATAACTATCTATAACTCTCCACCCATTTTTAATTCTATTAATTCAAGAATAGGTTCACCTAATTTTAATTTATCAACCTTAGAAAAAATTCGTGAAAGCGTTTCTTTGGAATAACTGCCATTTTTTATTTCGTTCATAACCATAGCTTTTGAACGACGTAATAAATTATCAATCTGGTCATCAGTTAAATCCATTAACTTCTTATAACGAACTAATTCACCATCAGCAGAAACCTCAGAAATACGTTCTTCCATTAATAAACGAGTTCTTTCATTTGGGTCTAATTCTGGACATCCCTCACCAGGGCCAAGTCTTACCCCTGTTTTTGATTTTCCATCTTTACCACGATAATCAAAACTCTGTATAATTTTATATTTTTTTGACATTTTAATCCTCCATATTAATAAAGATAGGGCAATACATACTATGCATTGCCCTATCAATTTGTTCTATATAAAATAAGCTTATCATTTTCATATTTAGAATACTACCTTTTAGTCAGCTTGTATTACATTAGTTGTAACTGTAGGATTAGTGTAATCACCAGTAGTTAACTGATATACAACACCCGCTCCTCTTAATACTACTAACGCTTCTAACCAATGGATATAGTCTGCATCAATCATAGGATATTTAGGATCATAACTTCCAGGAGTTAAAATTAAACCCTTAGCAGAAGGATTTTTTTTCTGAATATAACGTACAGGTTTATCAGCTCCAGTTGCTTGTGTTCCTAAAATTATTAAATAATCGGTTGGCATCCATTCTGTTTCTTTCCAATCGATACCTAATAATCTTCCAGCGAAACCTTCAACATTAACATTATCGACTATTTTACCAGGAAGAGTTGTGGTACCTGCAGCAGCGCCATAGAAACCAGCAATATCTTCGATATTTTTAGTCATATCAGCATTCATGAAACCCCAAAGTTGCCCCTTAAACCCGTGCTCTTTTAAATGCAATTTCATAGCTGTTAGTGTTGCTAACGTAATTGTTGCAGATCCAGCAGAAACATAATGCGTATGACTTCCAGCGAATTCATTAGCACCATAAGTTGGTGGTGCTGACATTTTCTCATTTGCAGAGAAAGAACCATCGAAAAACCCACCAGTTGTTAATAATTCGTCTAAAATCACAGCAGTTTGTAACGCACGATCTCTTTCGATTGCTTTACGAGCTAAACCTTCAATTTCAGCAGCACTTGAAGAATCGCTCATCAACCAATCATATGTATAACCGATATCAAGACCATACTTTGCACAGTCTTTTTGCATCTTACCCCAAACTTTCTTCTTCGAAGAAGGTTTTTCAGATTCAGCTAACTTCTGAAATTTCCATTGTCCCGAAGCGTCAAATTTGATGTAACTTTCATCCCAATCTGAGCAAAGAAGTGCCCTTAAATCTAATACTTCTTCAAGATTGTATAAATCTACAATTGGAAGAACAGTATTATATAGGACTTCATTTAAGTCTATACCATCAGTTGTTGTAAAACCACGTGTAATATCACCCATTTTACTTTGTCACCTCCTTTATATATATTTTATGCACCTAATTGCATGTCTAGATCAACAAATACTTCATAAGCACCTACAGCAAATCCAACTTTCTGTGTACCAGTAATTGCATATTTGCCGTCTTCGCCAAGATATACTGTTTGACCAGGACTCATTGTTAAATAACTTACATTAGTTACCTTACCTACTCTATCAATACGCACTTTTTGTGCCGTTCCAGCTACTTTTGTTCCAGCACCAGATGTTAACGCAAAACCATGTGCCCAACGACTATCACCATGATCTGCTAAACGTCCAGTCAATTTACCACTTGAGACACCTGCCCCGGAATACAAATTCAATAACGTACCAGGACCAACAGATACTCCAGCGGCTAAATCAACACCTATATGTGTTTGTAATAAAGATACATCCATTTAATGTCACCTCCTCCTTATACGATTCTTGTTTTAATGCCACCTTTTCTTAATAATTCTTTTCTACGTTCTTCGGTAAGACCCTTTTTAATAACACTAACGTGTTCACCACCAATTCTTAATTCATCATTATTCAATTTTTTCACAACTAAAGCTTCTGTCTCTTCTGGTGTTAATGCAATACCAGAAATAGATTTCTTTAAGATAGATTTAATTGCAATAGCATCATTTGCATCGTATTCATTTTTCATGTTATCCCAACGTTTTTCTACTTCTTTATCAGCATTTAAATTAGCAATTTGTTTTTCTAAGTCACTAATTTTAGCTTGGTTATCAGCAAGGCTTTTCACCATAATTTCAATTTCTTCTTGCGTATATAACTCACCAGTAGATTTTTTAGGTCCAACATTACTTTTTGTAATAGAATCAGGATAAGGGAATTTATCTGCTTGTGTTTTTCTAATTTCTTCAGACAAATCAACAATTTCCTTCATCTCAACATCAGTCATCTCATTCAAACCTTTAAGCACCTTTTTTTGCTTTTCAACATCTAAAGCTGCTTGTAGATCTGCAATCGATTTTTCTAAAAGATCAACACTTTCTTGTGTTAACTCTTCACCTGATTTTTTCTTTAATTTCATAGGCATGTTTTCCTTACCTTCCTTACCATTAACAGGTTTACATGCTTTTTCAATCTCAACCTTTAGTGTTTCAAGAAGAGTTTTATCTTCATCCGCGACTAACCGTTTAGATATCTGTTCAATTAAGTCTGTTATAGTTTTCATAGTTTCTTTTCCAGACACGCTTTGTTCAACGTGTTCTTTTGGAATTTCACCTCCTCCTAGTTCAAACTGTTGTAATGATTTTGTAATATACCATCGTAATGCACGTGCTTCAGGATTAGCTGGAAGTGCAACTAGGGACGCTTCAATTAAATATAATTCATTAATGACATTTACCACCTTACCAATATCTTTAATAAATTTTTTAATTGCATTAATTACCCTACCTCTAATACTGAATTTATTTATTACCCCTTCTTTTACTTTTTGCCAAGTGTCAGGCACCGTTTTACTAATTAAGACTTTCACCCATAACCCTTCTTTAGTAGCTTTAACATCTTCTATTTTACCAATAGGTTGTTCTGGGTCATGATTATATAAAACTGTTGAATTATTTAATAAATCATCCTCTGCGTTTTTAAATGCATCTTCTGTAATTAAGTCACCAGTTAAATCTAATTCAGTACTACCAGCATAACCCTCAATATACCACTTTTCAGAATCCTCATATGTTTTTGTAATTTCAAAAGGACATTCAAATGGTACATCTAAAGATTTTTTTGTAGTTTCTGCAACATTAACCCCAACTTTTTTTGCAGCTGAAACTAACTTTCTGCGTGCTGTTACCTTAGCTTCGTCAGAAATATCAGTTATAGGTAATCTAGCTAATGCATTACGTACATGATCAGCATCAATTTTATTATCTTTATCTTTATATGGTAAATGACGTAACGATCTAGGTACTGTCTTATTATCTTTATCTTTAGTACCACCAGATTCAATATATGCAAAAGATGCATCCGGTAAATCATTTATATATGCTGCTGTCCAAATAGCCTTTTCTACTTCTGCCATTTATTAACCTCCTACTAAGATCGTCCCTTAATATCCCTAATTAATTTGCGTTGTTCTAGTAATTTCTCTAAAGATTTTAATAACGCTTGCGGCATATCTAGCGTATCCTCTTTTTGTATAATTTGAGCAAATCTACAAATTTCTTTTATATGTGCCCCAGAAAAACCTTCTGTTTGTTTTAAAACAGACTCTAATATTGCATCGCTAATATCTTCTTTTAAAAAATGTAATAACATTTCTTTTCTTATTTCTTTATTAGGTAAATTAAAATATATAATATCGTGGAATCTCCCAGGTCTATCAATTAATGCTTCAGGTAATTTTTCTGGAAAATTAGATGTTAATATTGTAAATATGCCATTATTTAATTTTAAACCATCTAATTCTGTTTTTAAAAGATCTATCATCCCATATTCTATGTAAGAATCAATGTCTTCCATAAAAAGAATAGAAGGTCGAAGATTACGCGCTAAAGAAAAAGCTATAGAAAAAGCACTACTAGGCCCGATAGCTGAACAATCTTTTGCCGTGACCCAAATAAATGTTGGAGCCATTTTAGATAATAATTTACCAGTAAGTGTTTTCCCACACCCAGGTGGTCCAATAAAAATTAATCCTCGTGAATCAAGATTAGGGTCATTTTTAGAAATCAATGATTCAACTTTTCTTAATTTATCTTTAATTGAATTACTAAGTTTTAAATCTTCCCAAGTAATAGTTTGTTCATCCAGAAATTCACCAGTAACAGAAAATTTTTCGTTTCTTAAAAAATTATTTTCTTGCGCGTAAAGTAATATGGCTCTTAACAATTTATTATTATATTCTTTTTCATTAATATGCGTAATAATTTTAGCCTGATATCCACCCCATACTGGATAACGCTGTATTATTATTGGCATATTTTTTGTATCATCATAATAAAAACTAGTTCCTTCTACTAAAAATGTTTTAGAAAGATTCTTTTTTAATTTTATTTCTTGATATAATGGTGGTATTTCATAACTAGAAAAATTTCTAGTTTCTATTAAAGTAAAGTTTTTTAATAATACTTCTACTGAATTAAAAATATTACCAGATTCTACATGTGGTATGTGCATTACATTAATATAAATATCTTTAATTTCACAATTCAAAAAATTACATAATATTGATATTTCATTAATATTATTTTCATTTTTACATATAGATACACATTTTTTAATTTCTTTATTATAAATAAATAAACCAGGTTGTTTATACGACAAAGTATAAGGCATATCTACTCTAATTACAACACCATTATTATCAATTAAGTTTAATCTTTGTAATGCTTTTTCTAATTCATCTCTTTTTTTACAAAAAATATAAGGTAATTTATTTAATTGATAATCAGATTTTGTTAATGTAAATGTTGATTGTTTAATATTTAATATATCTAAAAATTTTCTACGTTCTGAAAAATTTAATTTATGTAAATCAGTATCAAAATATAATACATCATTTATATTACAAACGATATTATTATCCTTATTATCTGTTTTTAAATATTCTAACACTCCATTAGTATCAGTCTGTGTACCTACTAACTCTAAAGTCCCTAAAACAATCAAACTGTCTACAGACAAAGTTTTTATAACTTTTATAATATTCGGAAGATATTCGTTTAACTTAATTCCTTCTTCTGTATAAATAGAAATAATATCCCCATCTTTATGTATTTGACAATTTAAACCAAAAGAATTTTTAGTAATATACAAAGGATAATCTTGTTCAACAAAATTAGAAACAATAAAGTTACTTTCAGTATAAGGTAACGACTTATCTACTAAATTAAGAAAAAAAGTGCTAACTAATAACTTATCAGTATCCTTTATATAACGAGCCTGTTTCAATAATTCTCCCTTTATGCATACTGCTGATTTTAGAAAATCTGTATTATTATTATAGGCAGACTCAACATAGCGGTTATCCTCAACTATACGCGAACAATTTAAAGAAAAAACAGTCTTTGAATCTAAACATTCATCTAAGGTGTTATTTTCTTTTAAAAATTTAAACGCTCCCCAATAACGTCTAGGGAGTAATTTTAATGTCTTCCAAATAGCGATCTTCAAAAAGGCTGTTTTTTCTGTTTCTTCTTTGGTAGTATTAATAATAAACTCATTATCTTTAGTCAAGTATATAAAAGGATCCTTTATTTTAAAACTTTTTAAATATTGTAACAATTCATCAATATTTACTTCATCTTTTATATCAAATTCTTGTTTGTCAAATTTATAATAATCATCTAAAAAATCTTCTTTATATTTATGAAATACATTGCGCTGTTCTAATGCCTTTATAACATTCAGGTGTCGCTCATATAAATTTAAAAAGTCATAATAATTATCAAAATCATCAACTTCGCAAGATAAATGTAGCTGCTCATGTTCATTTGTTAAATTTTTTATTTCTTCCTGTACATTACTTGGTAAAATAGGTTTAACTAATATATTACCATTAGTATCTAATGTACAACTACATTTAGGACAATTAATGGCCTGTGATTTTAAACTATTCATATTAAAATAAATAATCTCTTGATCACAATTTTTACAAGTTACTGTATAGCTTTTTTCTACTGTCATCAATAACCCCACAATTATTATACTTTACGGCAATTAATACTTACTAAAGTTTTTTGTTGTTCGTCTAATACATTAATCATTTTTTCATGTTCACGTTGTCTATTTGTACAAGCACTATCAAATTCTTTTCTTAATTCACGTAAACCAGAACAACACTCTGCTGTCGCACTAAGTATAATTTTATGCTCCTCTTGAAAACGGTTAAAAGAAGCTGTAATTGTAAGCATGTACTGTCTATAATCACTCGCTTGTGTATCTAAAGTTTTTTGGAATTGTTGTACTAAGGTTACCCATTGTAACCTTTCTTCTTTAGCATCATTTAAAATTTTTTCTTTTAATTTTAATGTTGATCGCAAAAGAAACATAAACCCAAAAAATATCAACCCGGCAAAACCAAATTGTGTTACTAAATCTTTTGTAGCCGCTTCTTGTAAAATCGCAGAAGTTGCTGTTGTCGTAGTAGGGTCCATAATAACCTAAATTTAAAAATTATTTTAAAGCAATCATACAAGATGCACTTGTCCCTGTAAGAGTTGCAAAAATACCAACCTTATATGTAATATTTAAAATTGATAAACCAGAAGATGTGTTTGCAACTGCACTTAATTCCCATAATATTGTGCCGCTTGCTTCTGTATTATCATAAAGAACAATGGTAGCAGTATCGCTACCGGCTTTTAATCCAATAGCGTCTAAAATTCCCTTACCAGTTAATACTGCACCTGTAGCAGTAATTCTTTTAGGACATGCCATATTATTTCTCCTTCGCAGTACCCTTATTTGGTCTACCTTGTTGTTCTAATGGTGATATTTGTGTTTTATTCTTTTTTTTAGTTTGCTCAATATTATTATCAGGTTCATTTTTAGTTGTAGGATTAACTTTTGCTTGAACATATGAAACTGGTACTTGACGATCAGTTAATTCCTTCTCGCCAGAAGATATTTCTTGTGCAATGCGTTCAATCTCAACTTTATCATCTAATCCATAGGCTTGTAATAAACTACGTGTTGATATTTTACCTATTTTAATTAAATTTAATAAACCCATTTTAAATGCTTCTGTTTTTGTATTAAGTGGTTTAAACGACATGTTTGGAATAGCAGTTAATTTACCTTTATTACGTTCTACAATTGCTGTAGTCAATGCTTCCCAAAAACGTCTTATATGATTTAAACGGATATTATCAACAAATTGTTCAAAATTTTGAATATTAATACCAGAAAAATCCATTCTTTTATCAGCAGGAGAAAGTAATATCCCAAATGCTTGATATACTTCTACCGTAGATTGTACATATTTAGTAGTATTTAATAAAACAGATGTGTCAGGAGTTTTTATATTAAGTTTAAAATAATAAGGATGGAATAATTGCATTACATTACCACGCGTGTCAGATGTAATAATTTCTTTCGCCATTTCAATAGTGCTTTTCTCTATCTTACTTCCACTTGAGTCATATTTTGCAGGTCTAGGTTGATTTGGTAAAATTTCTTTATTTTGACCATTTTGCAATATTGTATTATCACCTATTTCCCAATCTAAAATAAAATTTATTACACCATCTAAAATAGCGAGATCTGCAGCGGTTAACGCCCTTCTCATAACGAGAATTTCATATAATCCAATAAAAGGTGGCGAAGGATATAGACCTTGTCCAGTTTGAACATTACGTCCATATACTAAAGACGTATTATCTGCTGGTGTCCAATCATATTTAACCGCAAAACCTTCTAATTTTGGTTTAATTGCAGTTCCCATTAAAACGATTTTGTGCCATTCATCAGGATTATGTGTTATCGTAGTGCCAGTACCTAAAGGTGTCTCCTTGTATGATTCAGCAATACTTTTTCCTGCTAAAGATAATTTTAAATACATCTCTTCATTAGAAAAAGTTTGTTTTGGACGTTCTAATGCGATAGATAAAGAATTATGTATTACCATTTTAATAGGCATTTGATAATCAATATTATCAACAGTAATAGTGCCCCATTCCCATTCTAGTGGAGCCATGCCACCTAACAACAAATGTTTCACGATCCACTTATTTATTTCATCAATACCTGGTAAAACATTTGCTACCCGTTTATTAATAGTAGCCGCCCATTTATTCCATACACGTCTTTCCTTATCTTCTTTGCTCTCTATTTTAAAAACTTTATTTTTTAACCATTCTGAAAAATTTATTTTTCTCTCTACTGGAACTTCCCACTCAAATCCATTAGCAGCAAAATCTACACACCTACTGATTAAATATCTGAATAACCGATCAGTTTCATACATCTCCCATGCTTTCTTAACTTGTTCATGATAACCATGAGGAATTCTAATATCGATTACTCTTCCATAATCAGATCGGTTAGATTTATTGAAATAGTCTGAAGTTTCTTCTTCAGCTGGTAAGGGACCATATAGAACTCGGGATTTTACTGATGATATAACACCAACATGTTGATCATTTTGATGTTTTATAAAAGTAGGGCTTACTTTTTGTGATTTTGTTTTTTTTGGCATGCAATAAAAAAGAGCTGCACAATACCAAAGTATCATGCAGCTCTCATTTGAATAATGTCGAGCTATCCTTTATATTTTATTTTATCTCTTTATATTTTCTTATTGGTGGAGAAGTCTCTTCAAAAGCAATCCCTCTCCCTTGGTGTACTGTAATTTTTATATTAATTTCACCATATTTTAAATCATTACAATATTCATCTAAAATTTGCCAAATAGTTTTTTCCATTATCATTATATTAAATAAAGTAATTATTATTTATTATACTTTATCTCATGTTAAGTATAACGCATATTCCTATATTTGTCAACTATTTTATTACCAAAATGTTACATATTTTCTAAAGATTGTTTTTGTGTTTTAAATAAGTTTAAAGTGTTTTCTTCTTTAGAGGGAAATTGCATTTCGTAAGCTTCATCATCTTCCATATTTTCTAATGGTGGTTTTTCAATTAATATATGCAATTTCCACCATGCACCAGCAAAACATCTATACGCTTCTGGTATATGCACTGTTGGTGGGGTATGTATAGAAACACGACCACTAGGGTCGGTTTTCTGCGTTTCAGAAATAAATTCTGGTATCATTTCTTCGTCATAATTTAAAAGAAATTCAGTACTATAAAATTTTTCACGCAAAATACGAGTAGTAAGATTTTTCATATAATCTTTTACTTCTTCTAAGATATCTCCAGCTCCTTCTTTTTTACGCTTATATCCGGTAATAATGGCTTCACGAAAATCTATGAAAAAAATCCTTTTATCATATTGTTTAGATTTATATTGTTCATTTTTGGGATTACATAATTTTGTCGCTATATCTCTACCATCCGCAGAAGTACAATCTATGCCTGCATATGCTTTATAAAATGTTAATACATAATCAACTAATTCTGTTTGATCATCTGAAATCATACGATCTAATAATAAAATTTTTACTTTTAAATTCCATTTTCCTTTATATTTAAAAAAAGGTAACAGAATAGTGGGCTGCGAATAACCTGCATCTATACCAACAATAACTTCTTCTACACCTTCAGGTAAACCTGGTAAATTACATAATACCTGACACGGATCCATATTCACATAATCTTTTGCTAAAATTGTAATAATACGAATTTGGTTTTCAATTAACCCAGGAATATCTTTTGATTCACTAAAATCAATATTCTTTTTAATATCAGCTTCATTCCATACACCAAAAGAAGGCTCTCCATCCTGTGCTTCAATTTGTTGAATCCAATCATTAGAATTAGGGCCTTTTAATGTAGCTAATTTTTCACGTTTTAATTCTTGATTCCAATTAGGTTCCATTGCGCGATGAACCCTAAATTTTTTATTTTTAAATTTCTTTAAACGATGCGTAATCTCATAAAATGGAGAATCAAGGATCCCATTTGATACGCCATAATAACGGTCAACAGAACCAGAAGGATGTTGCGTGTTTTGATATTTCATCCAAGCGTCTTGTATATAGAATTGGCCTTCTTCGATAAATCTAAAACAATTAGCGACTAATGTATGACTAACAAAATAATTATGTGTATTTTTAATACTAAGATCACATACCTTATTAATTTGTTTATCTATTATAATTTCTTTAACCATTTTTTTCTGCAATAGAAATTCTTCATTAAAAAATTCATTAAGCTTAGATCCAATGCTAGATGTATCTGTTTCTATATTAACTACTTTATATAAAAAAATTGGATGTAAGTAAGGTAAAATTAAATTAATAAATTTTAATGCATTTTTACGATTAAGATATAAATGATATAAGAAATGCCCAAAACGTTTATTTTTTACTATTTTTACATCAATATCAAATTTAGATTTTAAAAATATTTTTAATAACTTATTTTCATTTAATGTAAATCCTTGTGTATGCAATATAATACAATATATTACACCGCTTTTACCTAGAGTTCTACCCCCATCATCCATATACCAAATAGCTAAAGATTTTTCATCCACAAATTTTAAAAATTCTTCTGTAATAGTTTTTTTCTTATTTTTAATACATGTTAATGCAATTGGATCAAATGCAGATAAACAACGAGTGCTAAAAGATGCTTGATAGTGTCCATGTATACGGGGAACTTGTTTAATAATTTTTACTTTTTTATCTGAAACAAAATTTTTTAATACTTTATATTTAAATTCTATATATTCTCCATGTAAAGCTGTATGCGTAAATCTTATTCTATGTGATGCATCTGGAATATTACGTTGTTTATTAATTTTTCTACCAATTCTATGATTATTCCATGGATGAATAGATATTGATGCATCACCCAACAAACTACCAACAACAAGCGACCTTTGCGCACATGTCAAACTTGGCTCATCAGATAATAAAAAATCTGAAAATGGAATAATATCTTGCGCTTGTTTTTTAGTAATAATATTATTACTTTCAACATAAATACTATGATTATTAGTAACTAAAAGATGTGTATTATCTTCTAAAATAATACGTAATATTTTTTTATCTTCAATTGGTGACACCCAACCATCAATAATTTCACTATCAACAATTTGTTGTTTATGAAAATCAAAACTTTTAACAAATAATTTTTTACCCCTTCTAATTTCTCTAATAATTTTAATAATAGAAATATTTCTCCCATCAGAAAGACGAACTCTTTGCCAAGGATGAATACATGGGTGATGTCCCTGAATCATAACGGCTTGAGGATCTTCACCCGTAGAAATACCACAAATTTCATGATTATTTTTAAAACGAATTGAATAAATTGGAGTACGTGTAACAGCCTCGCGTAAAGAAACGCTTGTGTCACCTTTTAAGAAACTTCGCAAATAAGGAACATTCGCAAGATAAGTAATAACCTTCTCTAAACGATCCTTAACATGTGTTTTACGAAATGCTGTAAGAAAAGTTTCTTCTCCTGGATATAAATATGGGTTTTGCATAATTGAAAACTCAAGATCAAAACTTTTTCCAGTTCCACGTGCTCCTGCCCACACAAGTTCGTCACATAACGCAGGTGCATATTGATAATAATATGTATAAAAAACTTTTCCTGTTGCTTGGGGTATAAAAAAATCTCGAAATGCTATTTTATGATGAAAAACAAAATATAACCCTAGTTTTTGCTCAATGGTTGTGTTCTTTGTAGTAGTCGTCATATACCTTTTGTAAATCCTTTAAAAAACTTTCTTCTTTCTCTAACAGAGGTACATCTTCTTGCACTGGCTTAACACCATATTCACCTCTAGCAGCTGCAGTTACTAAAATACCTTCAGGAGAAGTACGTAAAACAAACGCTACATAATGTAATGGAATTAATTGTTTATGATATAAATACCATAATTCTGGTGAAAAAACATGATAAATTGTTTCACCATTATTATCTAATGTAGTCTTAATTGCAAAACTAGGTAAACCTTGTGTATTTACAATCGCACCACAAGTACAACGAAAAGTAAATTCCCCAATGTGTGACTTAATAAAAGACTCAGCAGCTTCCATTGTTTCAGCATGTAAATCAGTAACATCCTTAATCTTTTTACGTTTATCAAGCATCCCTTCTAACGAACGCTGTAATGAAGCTACCTGTTCTGACACATTACGCATTTCTTTTAACCAACTGATATTTTCAGCATCATCCTCACTTGTCCCTTTTTTACGATTTAATTTAGCATGCATACGCTGATAAATAATCTGTAATTTACGACTCATTGTCGCCCAAAACAAAAATTCATTTAAAGCTGAACAATCGGGGTATCCCTCCTCAAGCATACTCTGTCTTACTTTTTTTAAATAATCTAATGAATTAAATTTATCATATTTAGAGGAAAAAATTTCCTGTAAATATGATAAATCACCAACATATTTTAAATCGAATTCTTCGGGAAGTTTATTCTCGTCATCTCTTTGTTTTGCCAATATATCTTTATCTGGAGATAATGAGGTGGGATTAATTATAGGAAGTGCTTGTTGGTCAGAAAAACTTTTTAATATTTTTTCGTTATATTCTTGTTCTATAGCATCTGGTACTGGTTCTTGATCTTCGGACATATTTATCAATGCATTGTTCTTATTAAAAATTAATAAAATATTCTAATTTTTTTCTATTGAATAAATCTACCATTATAATCACGTTTTCTTAAAAAAGTTGTTAACACTTTCTAATAGCTCCTATAGTAGTACTAAATAAATCAGCAGTATGAATTAAGCACGCTAAACTTGTCATTTTACCCTTATCAATAGAAAACCCACCATGATGAAATACCAAAGAATTTAATTGTATATCTGTTAAAAAAATACCATATTTACTAATTAAATTAACTACCTCAGCACTATCGTTCATATCTACCTTATTATCATTATATAGAAATTCAGTTTCATATTTATTATGCCCAACATTCGGTGATATATTTCTTTTATATTTAGTAATTTTTTCTAAATCATGTATAAAAGATATACAAATTACATCATCTCTATTAAAATCATGCAAAAAACGTTCTTTATAAAGATCAAACATATCTAATGCAAATTCCATTACTTCTAAAGTATGCACATAAAGCCCACCTTTATAATTATGATGATATTTGATAGAAGCGGGATTATTTCTAAGCTTTTCTTCTACTGCCGCATATAATTTTAATACATTCTTTCTTAATGCTGGCATCCTAATTTCTTCCAAATAATCTTTAATTTGTTTTTGTATTGCTATTGTTTCTGATAATTTGCTATCCATGAGTATCAATTTGGTTAGGGAAAATTTCTTCTACAGCATGATTAAGTGCTTCAGAAAGTTTTACCTTTTCTCTTGTTGTAGGTTTAACTAAATGATTTTCAATTAATGAAATACGAGATTGTTTTACACCACTACGGAGAGCTAAATCCCATTGTGATATCTTAGGTATAACTCTATATTCTCTAAGACGATTTTGTAATGTTTTTTGTTCTTGCGGGTTGTTCATTTATTTTATTTTCTATTATACATATACATATTTTAACAAATTTTTTAAAATCTAAAATATAAATATTTGGAAGTTTGTTCTGTAATAAATATTTATAAAATAAATATGTTGCTTCTTTATCTCCATAGCCCCCAAACACCCCTAATACCATTGCACATAAAGTCCATGCTTCAAATTGTTTATATGTAACCTTACTTCTAGATAACTGTGAGTATCTTTTTTTAGTATGTTTCTTTAAAACTATAAATTCTTCCTTATCAATATTTATAGCCTTAATTATATAATGTGTCTTTTGCTCATCCATCAAAGTTGAAATTATTATTAATTATAGTTATTTACATGATAAGTATAACACCCTTTCTCTATCTTGTCAAAGGTTTTTATATATTTGTTCTTGTTTAAATGAAGCTATAAGATCACCTTGTGCGATAACCTTTTTTTCTAAGTCTTCAATATATTTTCTTAAGGGTAATAAATTATATTGTTGATGCATATTATTAATAGTTTTTCCTAAAATATTAACTACATCAATTAATGTGTCTATTTTTTCCACAATATCAATTATGTCTAAATCAATATACTGTTCTTCTGCTATATTACAATCTGTTAGCATGTTTTTAACTTTAATTCTGTAATATTTTTTATCCTTTTCAAATATCTTTTTCATCAGATACCTCTATTATTGTATCATCATTAATATTTTTATATTGATTATAAAATAAACAAATATTACATTTTACATCCCGATTTAAACAATCTGTTCTATAACAAAAACCTATTCTATAATTACTTCGAGATTTAGTCGTCATTCTTCACATCTCCTGCTAAATTAACACATGTTATTAACTGAATTGATTTATCTACATCAAAATGAAAAGTACAGTTCGAAACTTTTATAGCATCCTTATCTTTTTCATTCAAAATAATAACTGTACCTGGATAAAAATGAACTCCACAAATAGTACCACGACCTCTAAGAATGTTCCAGCAAGCTAAAAATCTCAATTTAAGTGTATAAAAAATCATGCTATCTCCTTTTTATACTAAAATTACACAATATTATATAAAAAAGTTCATACTTATTATTTTAATGCTTATAATCTTTATTAGTCAAACAATGCTCTAAATACATTATCGGATCACTACTAATCACCATTTCTTGCAATCGATATTTATATTCCAATATAGTAAAACAAGCACGTTCATAACTCTCTAAATTAGCTAAAGCTTCTTTTTTTGTCATCCCTGCTTGTAAACAACGTTTTTCATATTGTTCATATGTTGTACCATTTTTAAAACGACGTTTTGAACCCCAAAAAGCAAGTGCAAATGCATGCGAAAATATGATCTTTTCTTTATTCCTTTCCCATATACGTTCTATAAGTGCTAAAAATTGTTTTTTATTGAATTTTCTATTATTTTTACCATTTTTATAAGATAAAAATAAAGGTAAAAAAGATAAATGTTCTTTAAAACCATTTTTTTCAGCTATTTTTATCACTTTTGCTAAAATTGATGCATTTTTCAATTCATTTTTATCTCTTTTTTGTGGTAAAATCATTTTTTTCATATTTCTCCATAATTTTATTATATTTTTATTAATATTTAAAATTTTCCCATGGAGTTTTACTATATCTTTGCCAAATTAACGCGTCTAACTCCGCAGAAGACAATTTATTCTGTTTTGCAATATCTTGAAATATCATTTCCATTTCTAAATAATGTTTATTTGTTCTTGGAGTACCGAAAGTTATTACCCAATCACCGCCTTGTGTCTCAAAAAACTGTTTTCCATCATTTGGAGTTAATGTATTTAAGAATTTAATAATGTGAGTATCAATTATGGCAAGATCTTTATCACCTAAATTACGCATAAAATGCGATGCTGTCTTCATACCTAAGCCTTTAACATTTTTTACTAACCATTCACGTAATTTTTGAGAAGATAACAATTCTTCATAATCTTCCCATTTATAAATTTGATAAAGTATGTCTTGAAACTTACTTTTACCTTCTAATAAATATTTAGCTTTATTTCTATAAAACCTAACAGGTTTACAAATTTCTTCCAATTCAGATTTGGCTATATCTATATAATAAAATTCCTTATCAATTAAAATATCAATTACTTTGCGATTATTAATAAATTTTGTTTGTGGAGCGCAGATACAGAAGCAAAGGTCATAAAAAACCTCTTCCACATTTTTTTTACGACCAAAATGTTTAAAAGTTTCTTTTAACCCTTGCTTCTCTTTATCTGTAATTACTAAAAGCATTATTAATCTTTCATAAAATTCTTATATTTCGAACAAACTTTATGAGTTGCACTAACACGTTTTATAACAGGAGCTGCATTACAAATATAATGTTCTGGATCGTTTTCATATTGAACTCTGCTACCACATGTACCACATGTTTTCTTCATACTACCCCCTTGTTTATATACTAAATAATTTTAGTATATTAATTATTTTATAAATATTTTATCCCAATATCTCTCTATCTTTAGCTGTAAAAGGTAAATCAAAAATTTTATTACATACATAACAATGTATTTTCTTATAATATCGATAATCTTGATAATAAACTTTTAATACAATCGTAAAATCACCACCACATTCAGGGCAATCAAAAACATTATAACGTTCGTCATACATTAATTAAAGTGTCCATTTTACCTTCATCATAGCTTCAACTTGATCGCGTATTTGATGGAAATTAAGGTGTTCTTCTAAATACGGTTGTTGAGGCTCTAATTTATCTCTTTTTAAAGAACACCATGCCTCAATACCAATTCTACCATATTGATTAAAGATATTATACACTAAAGGTAGCTCTTTGTCTTCAACTAATTCACAATCTGCAGTTGCCCAAGCAAAAACATCATTGCATACAACACAAAATTGAATCCCGATAAATTCTTCATTAATATTATTATTTTTAAAGTTAGACCCCCAAAAAGCTACATCATGATATAATAATTCTGCTTGCATTTTATGTATATTTTTTAATCGATCAGCAGCTTTTAACTCTTCGATAACTTTTTGTAAATAATCTATTATCGCAGTATCAATATCTGCATCTAACAAATTATCTGTCTTAACCACAAATTCTCTTGGTAATTGTTTTTGTAAATGAAGTAATAAATCCAACCTTTTAGTAACACAACTAATATGGTGATACTGAGCAACACCTGGTTGATCAACATGACAAAACATTAATGGCCATTCACTAGGATTGCCAGCAATGCTATTCGTGTTTTTTCCACAATAGTAGCAGACACCATCTTCTAATGATGTACATGTTTCATCTGGATTATTCATTTATATTTCTCTCCTTTCTATTTCTCTTAACCCAAAAGGGTCTTTATTATCTTCAACATACTTTATAAATGTCTTTTTGATATTAATTTGTGTTCCCCAAACAGCTAAATGACATCTACCACATTCTAATAATTTTCTATTTTCTAATGGTGGGAAATTACTTTCATACAAATGCTCTGTTTCATTAATTTCTTCCATACATATTGGGCAACGTGCTTGATATGTACAATCAAATGTTAATGCTGAAACTTCCCTTGGCTTTTGTTTAAAAAACATTATATCACCCCTTGTTTTAAATCTTTTAATGTCTCCAACAAATTCTCATAAGGTTCTTTTTCTGTGAGCATATTATCTAAATCATCTTCACCATAATTATTCTCAATTTCTTCAATTTGATCTTCTGTATCATATATTGCGTCATCTAATGCCTCTATTATATTCTTAGATTTTAATATATTATTAAATAAAATTATTTCACGATCTAAAGATTCCCAATTATTATTACCGAGCATAGAAAATTCCTTAATACTTTGTCTCGTCTTAACTAATTCTTTCAATTCTTTTTCTATCGCTTGTTTTAGTTTTTTCATTTTTCTCCTTTATCAATAATGCGCCAGCACGAGCATGCAATTTGCCGAGGTATCGAACCACACGGACTCTGCCATCTTATATTTCTATCTATAAGAACAAATCAGGTTGCTAACCATGGCGCACTATTTTAACCTAATTCTTGTTGTAACTCACATTGTTTTCTTCTGCAAATCTCATCAAAAGCACCAAAAATTACTTCTAACCAAGGATTTAATTTCTTTATTATCGGGATATATTCATAATCTCTCCCTTGTGGTAAATGATCATAAGCATAAACTATATATCTCTCTTCACATTCATCAACGTATTCTAATAAATTTTCCAAATATTCTCTTTCATCAGTCTCTAATTCGTCCTCATCAATATTATCGTGCCTTAGTCTGTTTTCAATTTCTAATCTTGTAGCTTTAGGGTCATAATCACTAAACTTTTGTGTTGATGCTATTGAAAGTTTTTCACACCAATATGAATCACTAACAAATCCATCAGGAGAAGGGTGAAATTCTCTACAAAATATCCAATTACCATAATCACCAGTAACAGCTAATACCCCTTTTGCATTAATAAATATTATAGAACCACATCTTGTGTCAGGTTTTTTAAACTCAGTAATCAATACATCCTGATACCGAGTTTCTATAATTATGTATTGATCAAAATTTACATCCGTCCTATGTTCTCTCATTTTTATCCTTTCCTACTCTATCACATATTTTAACCAATAATGCTATCAATACACTAAATAATATTATAACACAAACAAGAATGGAAGAAAAAAATATAGTTATATTTTCACTTAATTTTTGATAATTTATTTTTTTGTGCATTTAAAATAGCCTCAGTAATTTTATTAGACATTTTAGAATCATACATCATTTTTAATTTATTTTCACCAACTTCTATAAATTTATCAAATTCTTTTCGAATTTCATCTTTACTCAAAATACAATCCCGTTTAATTAATTTACCATCTATTACTGCGAACCCTAATTTCAAAAATACATTAAATGCTTTAATCAATGCTTGTTCATGAGTCCCACAATCTATGGCTTTAATACATCCATACTGATATAAAATTTCTATTGCCTCTTCCAGTTTCATCTTCTCCCTTTCTTATTTCGTAATATTTCTGTTGAATCAAAATAATTTTCATCCCGTATAAGGTTTTTAGGTATATCATCCGGTAAAATTATTACTTTATCAGTAACAATATCTGAATAAAAAATAAGATTCTGTGCACACACTCTTATACCTTTTTTAAACTTAATTCTCACCTTACCATAAATGGAAATATTATATAGTACTTGACTTCCTATAAAAACATGAAAACACACTTTTAATTTATCTAATAAATTCATCAATACTCCCCCTAATCTATATTTAACATAAAACCTATTATCATAATAGGAATAAAAATAATTAATGGGTTAATAAAAGAAAATTGATAACACATTAACCAACCAATCATAAATCCTACTCCAACCATATATAATACTGTTCCAATAACATGTTTCACATTTAACATTAATGCTCTCTCTTATATTTTATTTCAATTCTAATTGTTAAATATTTATTACTTATTTATTACTTATTTCAGTTTTAAATATAATTTATTATATCATAATTTATTATATCATAATTTGTTCCGCATTGAAAATCATCTCTCCTTACCAATTCTATTCTCTTACAAAAACTATATTATGTGTAACATCTCTATCACCAGAATCAGTCCTAGATCCAATTTTATCATACAAATATCCGCCTTCTACCTTTAATCTAAATGTATTTTCAGCAATCATTTCCCAATCAGAAGTTTCTATAGTCTCTGGGTTAATCTTTTCACATTTAGCGCATTGCCATTTATCCCTAAAATAACCTATATTTACTATAGTTGATTTACAACATTTTGAAATTTTCATTTACTCCATCCCTTCCCATTAAAGTACCTTAGCTGCACAATTTTCTATTAACTAATGGATAGTTAAGTTGCGACTAAATTTGAACATGTTCCTGTTGACAAATTTAAAACTTTAATATCTTCTAATTTTATCTCATGAACAAATATATCATCTTCATCACGCATAATAAAAACTAACCCCCAATCACTTGATTTTGCATTACCCCCAATATTAGTATGATCCCATTTTTTTATTGTTATCACATAATTAGAATTAATCACTCTATCTTTTACAAGATACATATATTTTACTTTTTCATTAATATTAGTTTCTACTAAAGTTGTGTCAAACATTCTACTCCCCCTTTGTTAATAGTGCGTGGATTGCTGGAAACACATCTACACTGTTTACATCTGCCGTATATTTACATCTATAGCCGCAATATTCTTTTATTCTCACCGTTGTGTAATAATCCTGGATATCGACAGCTGTTATTATTGCTCTTACAAAAATCACATCTCCGATTTTGAGTTTTTCTAAAGGGACTCTATCGTAATGTTCTGACGGATGATGATAGTTTTTTTTACATAAATCACAGTCTTCGATTGTCGGCACCTTTCCCCACCCTAACGCTCTGAGCTTGGTTTCGTTGACTTCTTCTAACTTGCAATCTCCAAGTGCATGATTATACCCTTTATCATATTCACAATACTGACCTCGTTCAACTTTTCTTGCTTCAGGCACATCCACAATCTCAGATAGTTTCATTTTATTATTCCTTTCTTAACAGGATGAGCACAAGCATTACAAGCCGAACACAGTTTATCTCTTAGTATGTCTTCGCTCGGCACCTTCCCCCCACCCTAACGCTCGGAGTTTGGTTTCGTTGACGGGGAGATTAGAGACTTTTAATATTGCATCATTAAAGCCTCGATTGTAATGTTTTGTTGGGCAAGCCTGAGTTTCAGACTCAAATTTTCCAACAGGCATATTCACTAAATCAGATAGTTTCATTTTATCCTTCCTTTCTCATCACTTCAATCAACTCTGGAACATAGACTAAACAGAATACTATGATACTTAAATCTCTTAAACATGAGATAAACAGTAAAATGTTCATTCTGTCCTCCTCAACTCTTTGATTACATCTTTTACAAACGCATCGTAAAACTCGCCGTTCCCTTTCATCCCCTCCACCCGCTTGACTGCAAGGGAGATGATTTTATCTGCGTTTTCTTTAACATCATTTTGAGAAGAAACACACAAATCTTTAAACTCAGTTTCGTATATTGCTTTACTTAGTGATTCAATCACCTCATCCCTAAACGTCTTTGTCATTCAGCACCTCGCTTTTATTATTTCTCTTACTAAATCTAACTAGGAATGAATATCTTCTGTTTATTCTTTTTGTTACACTCTGGACAAGGGCGGCACTCTTCTTCAATAAAATGGCATTCCGTAACTTCAATTGAATAATATCCTTTGTCACCACACCTTTTACACTTCTTCATCGGTGAGTGTCCTTTCTGTAAATAAAGAATCCGTTATGAAACCACAACTTATCAATCTTAGGCTTAATTCTTTTTTCACTTCACCAAACTCCCATGCTCCTTTTTGAGTGAAGCACCCATCATAATCATCGCCCTGAGCAGAGCATATAACTTCTTCCACTAACTCTTGGTTGGATAATTCTTTAAGATGTTTAAGATATTCTTTTTGATATTCTAACTCTTTCATCTCCTTCCCCCCTCTCCATTAGTGCGTGGATGAAACTTGCTATCGCTTCACAATCTGGCTCTGTTAACATAGCTTGTACATGGAATTCTTCACAATCCGGTTCTGTAAGTATAGCTTGTACATGAATTACTTCGCTCAGATGAAACTTACACTTCAATAACATCCTTTTTATATCAGCTTGGCTCGGCACCTTACACCACCCCTGCTTTCGGAGTTTGGTTTCGTTGACGGGGAGATTAGAGACTTTTAATACTGCATCATTAAAACCTCGATTGTAATGTTTTGTTGGGCAAGCCTGAGTTTCAGACTCAAATTTTCCAACAGGCATATTCACTAAATTAGATAGCTTCATTTTAGCTCCTTTCTTATCACATCATCTAAGCTGGACTGGGTCATCTTAGGCTACTCCTTTTGTTAATTAAAAATAGTTAGTACCATTTAGTTGTTTTGCTTTTTCCCAATTATAATATACCCACATATAAAGTATTAAACCAATAAATAATAAAACCAAAAGAGTTAAAAATGAAAGAAACATAAATATAACTCTTTCTTTTGAACTGCCTATCCACCAAAAGAGCTTTACAAAAAGACAGAATCCTATAATTTCTGCTATTTTTAAACCAATAAATGTTAAGACTACCTTTAATCTGCGCTTTGTTATTTCTCTCATTTTATCAGTCCTTTCTGCGTTGTTATGGCGTAGGTAATTGTTTTTGCTTGTCAAATTCTTTTGTTAAATAATCGCAGTGTATTTTCAAAATGCTTATATTAGCACCAATACAAGTAACCACATCCATTAAATGCGAGGTTTTAGAATTAGCTGTCTGCTTTAATAATTTCGATACTTCTGAAATACTCTTTCTTATTTTAGGATAATTTTTTAGTCCGTTCCAACTATGATTACTCATTCCCCCTCCAATCTGCCCGTAGGTTGGTTAGTAATTCCTAATTTCTTTTTCTTCTATAAAATCCTTTAAAATAACTTTTCCACACTTAGGGAACACGACAGGTAATTGCGGATACCACGCCTCACGATGAATAGTAAGATACTTTTTGGCAAAAATCCATCTTACAGGAAATTTTTGCTTCAACCATTTAGGAAATTTTTCCTCTTTGAATTGTTGCCACCATGTAGGGCACATTTTGAATACTGCAACATAAAGTTCTTTAGGTTCTTCTTCGGCTAAAATTTCAGTTTTTAATTTATAAACCAATCCATTTATAACAACGCTTTCAATTTTCTCTATTGTCAAACTTTGCAATGAATGACCATCCAAAAACTTATCAGCTTCACAATGAACTCTTTTAAGTTCAACGCTCATATACTCCCTCACATCATCTTTCATTCAGCACCTCGCTTTAGATTTCTTCTATTGTGATGCGGACTTTAATAACAGATTCTCGGTACTCCATACTTTTCTTAACCTTTCCAATGTCTGGCAAGCGTCCTGCATTATAAAAATGTGCTTTTATATATTTTAAATCACAACTGCCAATCCACCCCACCAAACTTTTCTTCCGCTTCTTATCCTTCATGGCTCTCCTTTTTAATCAGTGCGCCGGCAGGATTACGTTTGCATCGCCATATTATAGGTCGCCTGCAAAACTCCACTGTCTATCACAGTACCTGCGTAGGTTCATAGTCTCGGAATTTGTTTCTGTATGGTTATCCGCAAACTCCAAAGATAGTTATTACTGGTGTCCATACGCCACAACCACCGCCTTGATGGTTTAATAGCCGTAGCCGTTGCCGTTGCCGTCGCCGTAGCCGTAGCCGTAGCCGTTGCCGTCGCCGTAGCCGTAGCCGTAGCCGTAGCCGTTGCCGTCGCCGTAGCCGTTGCCGTCGCCGTAGCCGTAGCCGTAGCCGTAGCCGTAGCCGTCG